TGCGGTCTTCTTTACGTACATTTGCACGTACTTCTTCCACATCCATACCCCATTTCATCTGTTGCAGGTGTTTTTTAAACAATTCTGCTACGATACCATCGCCAAAGTTAGATTCAATTACTAATTTAGTTGCTTTATACTTCTTACATCCCTTTAGAATGTCCAGTAACGTCTTGTCAGAGTATCCATCTCGGTAAGCTCGCATCTCCTGCAGGTACAGAAAACCATTGTGTTGGGAGATAAAAGCCGCTGCTGTCTCATCCGAGCCTCTACCCGATGGGTCAACCGAGCAGATTGTCTCCTCGTAAGCGTTCCAGTCTCCTTGTAACTGCATTGGACTGTAGAAATAATCTCCAGGTAGACCGACAGTGGGGAGTTCTTTGAGGACATTTCTCGGATCGGAGCACCAGATGACTCCATCGGGAGCAGTAGTAGGGTTAACGGCAGTAACCATAAGGTCCGCCATCTTGAGAGGGTATTTGTCAGCATCACTTAAACTCGTGTCTAACATAAACTGTAGCATGAAGTTCGACCGTCCCATGGACGCTTCACGCTCTACCAGATCTTCGTCATCAAAACGATCATCTGTTACATCCCAGGCTTCTGCTCCGTTATCAATATCCTCTTGGAGCTGTGGGGCAAGGAGTCCATCATAACCAGTGGTATTCCGCGGGTAGCGGGCCGGCCACACGAATGGGCGATAAGCCCTCTCGGCCAATTTTCTGTATACAGTAAAGGAGGTCTGAGGAGTACCGAGAAACAAAATCCTGCTATCATCTTTAGGTGTTAAAATAGATTCGGCTTCTGTGCAGAGTTGAAGGAGTTTCTCCCTCATGAACTCGGTCATTGAGTTACCAGGAACTTCAATGTCGTCGAGAATCATTAAATCTGCGCGGCTTCCGGTTAGCTGTCCAGTGATGCCCACCGACTTTACGCTTGGGGCTTGGTGGGGAGAGCACTTCACATCGAAGCTTATCCTCGACCACCTTGCATCGTCTGACATCGGACGTAAATGAGAAAGCCATGGTGTTTCAATAATTAGTTTTTGTAAGAAAATAGACATGTTATCCGCACGTTCTTTAGATGCGGATATGATCATTATTTTTTTCTCAGCGTCATTGAAAAGTGTCCACAACACGAAGGCTCCGGTGATCCAGGACTTGCCAACACCACGGAAAGCTTGTATTTGAAGACGCTTAGGTCCATGCTGAAGATAGTCTGCGATTGCATATTGAGCTCGTGTAGGGTTGGGGAGGTTTAATTCCATCCATAAAGCCTGCAAGAAGACCTTGAAGTCCTCCTGCATGGCTTGTAGAATTTGTGTCATTTAGATTGTGCTTTTTTAATTTCTCTAGCTCTTTGTTTAACCATATCAAAGGTATCGTTTCCAAAGTAAGCTCTTAGCAAACCTTCTACTTCTCGTTCACCAGTTACCTGTTGTAAACGAGTTGGAATGTCTTCACCTTCACGTAACTGGGCTCTACGTTTAGCTAATACACGATCTGGGGTTGTTCTACCAGAATCAATAGCCAAGAGGTCGGCAATAGTTACATACTCCGCATCGATAACACCTAACTTATCACGTTGCAGAGCATATCTGTAAATATCATCAACAGTGTTAGTAGTCATACCAAGATCGTCAGCATACATAGCTAATTTACGTTGAATGTCGCCCATTAATCTATTAATCATAAGAGGTTCAGATGTTGTAGCTCCTAAACCCCATGCACCACCTTTTGGACCTGCAGCTGGTTCAATGTGCCCTATGTCCCAACTAATACCGTATTTATCTTTTAAATATCGGTTAAATTTAGACATTACAATCTTTTCTTGGTTAATAGATTGTCTGTAATTTTTACCAAAATCTGAACCGTAAGTACGTTCTAAATTTTTAACAATAAACTCTTCTTGAGGTTTATTAAGGGTGATACGAGAAAACTCGCTTTTTGCTAATACAGGATTTCCTTTTGAATTAAGTTTAAATCTAGGTCCAGTGTAATCAGCTTCTTTTAAAGAAGCAGTTAAGTTTTCAGCTGGGCTTAATTTAGGATCTTTAGGAATGTAATTTTGATAAATTTGAGTTACTTCTTGAGTAAGTTCATCAAAATTAGATGCTTGAAAATTAACAGGTATGTCGCCGCTTTCTTTAAAATATTTAAATAGTATATCAGATCCTTCTGGGGTATACAGTGTTGCACGTGCTGCGGCTTCACCAGGAAGCGCAGACCTTGTAAGAGAAGATGCTTGTACTTTTTGTCGTGCGGCTCTGACTCCTCCTGAAAATTTTTCAAGAACCATTGGAGCTTGTCTAGCTACGTCAAGTCCAGCAGTGCCGAAATCTATAAGATCTAAAGATGTTTTTACAGTAAGACCGCCTTCTTCACCGTGAACGGCTTGTGCTGCTTTGAGCAGCCCATAATCTAGTGTTTCAAGCCCACGACTTAATTCACCACCCAATTTAGCTGCAAATTGATCCGCATTTGGATCAGTTGATGGAGGTTCAAGTATTTGAGATTGTTTTGGATAAAACGTTGGACCAGGTGTACCAGTCAGTTGTTCTAATTTTTCTGGAGTTAAATTATCAAATTCGTAAACATTTTCCTCAGGAGTTGGAGTCTGTTCTAAGCCAGCTCCAAGAGGTGGCGGTGCTGCTTGATCACGTTTATGTTGTTCTTGCAACAATTCGTTTTCTTTATTGTCAGGTCGCCATGTTGCAAACTTTTGTGCCATTAGCTAATATGTGATAAAATTAAATTTTCTCGTTCGGGTATCTGGCCAAATCGTCTTCGCATCCAATCTAGCCAGTGCTCGCTTCCTTTGTCCTGATTACAACATCGACAGGCAGGTACAATGTTTTGTAAAATTGTCTCTCCGCCTTTACATTTAGGTTTAACATGATCTAAAGTTAATTGGTCTAATGTATAAACACCTCCACAATACACACAGGTATTGTCAAAGTGTTCCTTAACGGCACGCCTCCAAAGGCGCGTTGCTTCAGAGGATGTCATGCTTATTAAGTTATAAAGGTAGTAATCAGGATTAGGAAGTGGTGTCATGCAGTTCTATAACGTGGGCGTTTACCATGTCCATTATTTGCTCGGTTGGATTTTACGGATTGGCGGGCTAAATTACCCTTGGAATCGTGGGACATATCGCCACCACCTTTGCCGTAAATACCACGATCGCGTCTTGCTTTGTTAAGCTTTGCACGATAGCGTCTCCGAGCTGGAGATTTGTTATAGCTACGCATGTATGCGTTCTTCTTTGCAGCCGCTGCGGGCTTCCTTCGATAATACCGGGCGGTTTTACCTGGGTTTGCTACTTGTTGTCGAGCCATAAAGTCTACGTTTTACTAGTTCGGGATCTACTTGGGGGAGCATTTGTGCTAGTTTATCAAGGTGTGAACCCTCAACTGCTACTCCACTGATGTCATTAGCTTTTAGCCAATCACATGCTGCTTTAAGATCTTGAGTTGATGCTTCTCCGCTGTGTATACGTTGGAGAAACTCCTTGGTTACAAGATTATGTAGCTCATTAAATTGATCTTCTGTTGCTTTTTTATGCGCCATTGCGTAATACAATTTGGTCTAATTTGTTTTCAATGCGTACCATATGGTCCTCCATACGTTTCATCATAACTGACAAATCGGCCTTAGACACATAATCTTGGGCAACACCAAGTTCAATTGCATCTATACGCCGGTCGAGACCACTGATACGATCATGTACGTTGTTGACTCGTTGATGGAGTCTATTGTTAAGCGCTGCTCCACCGGCTATACCGGCTATAGCTACGCTAATTATTGCTTCCAGCATTTGATATAGATACAATAGGTACTATGTCATGACAAAGTTGCTCAACACGCGATCCAGGTCTAAAGGTAAAACCCTTAACTTGTAAATCTGCACATTTCTCAGCTCTAGTCAATTCATAGAGTAGACGCATACTTTGTTCATGTCGTTTAGCAATGCTTTTGCACTGCTCAATCATGCCACTGTCTAGTGGAATCATAAAATTTACCTGTGCTCCCCAGTTGGCGTTTTTAACGTACCCCTCTGGGTCTACCGGTCGTGTTTCATTACCCATCATGAATGGGCTTAACGTCATCGTTGGACCATTACAGGAATTGGACCCTGCAAAGTATTGACGT